TTTTGAAAATGTTAGACAACAAAGTGTTGCTCTTCCAATTTTAAAACTTTTACAGAATGGTTCAGCCGAAGCACAGAAACGCAATCAAGCGTATGTGGATGGTGCAGAGCCAGGTATGCTGTTAAATACAGTGACCAAAAAAGTTTATGATGGTTCAAAAGGGATAAGTGTTGTCCCTTGTCATTATAAATTAGAATATCAAGAATGGTCTGATTATGGAACTGGTTCAGGAAGACCAGAACAAATATATCCAGATACATCTGATATACTAACTAAAACTACAAAAGACCAAATTGGTAAGGATAGACTTCCAAATGGAAATTATATCTTAACAGTTGGTCAACATTTTGTATTGATAGTAGATGGTGAGAACACAGAGACTGCATTAATCTCTATGAGTTCATCTCAAGGTAAGATAAGCAGGAAGTGGAATTCCATGATGATGTCAATAACATTAAATGGAAAGAATGGAAACTACACACCGCCATCTTTCAGTCATGTTTATAAAATAACAACTGTCTTAAATTCAGGTAAGGGAAATCAATGGTATGGTTATAACGTATCAAAGATTGGTCCTGTACAAGACCAAGCAGTTTATGAAAGAGCTAAACAGTTCTATCAAAGCCTAGCTAGCGGTAATTAAAGTTATAGGCGGCAGAAATGCCGCCTTACTAAAGACAGCATGTTATGGAGAAGTTTAGAAACATATTTTTAGGATTAAGTTCTGCCTATGGTCAAACTAAAAATACGGATCAGTTTGATGAGGATGGCAAACACGAAACAAAATCTATAACAACAAAGGCACAAGTTACAAACCAACTTTGGAAGGACCATTTAGAAGGTAAAGAACCTGCCCTTGGAATAGTTCCAATACGCGAAGATAATAAATGTAAATGGGGTTGTATTGACATAGATACATATCCATTTGACCATAAAAAATTTTTACAAAACATAAGAGATAAAAACTTACCACTATTATTATTTAGATCTAAATCTGGTGGTGCACATGTATTTTTATTTACAAAAGATTTTGTTCCGGCATCTTTGATGAGAGAGAAGTTAAGAAAGATGGCCTCTATACTAGGATATTCAAAAGCAGAGATATTTCCAAAACAAGATTATATTCGAGTTGAAAGAGGGGACACTGGTAGTTTTTTAAATCTACCATATCACAAAGGAGACAACACAGTTAGATATGCATTTAAAGAAGATGGTGAAAAGGCAACACTAGAAGAGTTTTATAAATTGTATGATAAGTATTCTGTAACAGAGAAAGATTTAATTAATTTTAAATCTGAAAGTGCAAACGATAATATGTTATTGGAAGCACCACCTTGTTTGGTAGCACTTCTCACGCAGAAACTAATATCAAAGGGAACTAGAAACAATGGAATGTATAATGTTGCTGTGTATCTTAAAAAAAGATTTCCAGATAACTGGATGGACAAGCTACATGAATACAATGTTAAATTTATACCAGAGCCACTTACACACAACGAAATACAAAACACAATCGATTCAGTATCTAAAAAAGATTATCAGTATAAATGTAAAGAAGATCCTATTGTAAGTTATTGCGATGCAAAGACTTGTGCCAAAAAAAAATTTGGAGTTGGAGATGACGTTCCACCAATAGAAATATCTTCTATTAGAAAGTTTACTTCTGACCCACCAATTTATTATGCAACAGTTGATGGAGAGACTGTTGAAGTAGATGACACCACACTGCATGATGCAGACAAATTTTCTGTGGCCTGTATGAATCAAATAGGTAAACCAATGATACCTGTAGGTAAAATAATTTGGAGGAAGATGTTAGCTAAACTGTTTACAAAACTAGAAGAAATAAAAGCACCAGCATCTGCAAAGATTGAATATGTGTTGCATGAGTTAGTTTTAGAATTTATTAGCAGATCAAAATCTAAATCAATAGAGGATGTCAAACGAGGTATAGCACACACAGAGGGTGGTTATACCATGTTTATGTTTAAATCATTCTGGAAGTTTACAGAGAGATCAAAGCTATGGACTTTGCCTTATCATAAGACACTTAAAAAATTAGAAACAATCTTTGGTGCAAAAGATTTAACAATTAAGATTAATAATAAATCAGTTGGTGTATTGAGAATGCCTGCCATTGATCCTGATAAAATGGATGTAAGAGAAACTAAAATTAAAGAACCTTCTTTCTCATGAGTTGTATTAGAACAAAAATACCAGGTCCTCCGGGCACAGGTAAAACGCATCATCTAATTAATAAATATTTAATTAAAGAAGTTAATGAGAATAAAATTGATTCTAAAGAAATTGCATACATAACTTTTACAAACGCAGGCACAGATGAAGCTCAAAAAAGAATTAAACCATTGTTCCCAGGAAGAGAGTTCCCTTACATATGCACCATGCATTCGTTGGGTGTTAAAGAATTATACATTGATACTTCAAAACAATTATTAAAAAAAGATAAATGGAATGGCTTTAAAAATTTTTCTTCGGTGTGTCAACACTTGAATTTTGATTCAGAATATAATTTTGAATTAGGATATGTGGTTCACAAAAATGATTACATGAACATAATAGAATATTCTAAAGCTAAAAAAATAAGTGTGAAGGAAGCAAACATAGAATTAGATTTTCCAGACATAAATGTATTTTTACTTGAACAAATAAATGCAGATTTAATTTCATACAAAGCACAAACAAGTATGATTGAATACTCGGACATGATTAAAATGTTTATTGAAAAAGATAAGTGCCCACCACTTGAGGTGGTTTTTCTTGATGAGGCACAAGATTTAAATCCTTTACAGTGGGATATGTTTTTTTACATAGAGTCTAAGTGCAAAAGATCATATGTTGCTGGTGATGATGATCAAACTATCTATACATTCCAAGGAGCAGACCCATCAATATTTATTAATTTGAAAGGCATATTAGGATCCTAAATAGAATCAAGAAGAGTTCCTAAATTAATTTATGAAAAGTCATTACAAATTTTAGAAAACATTCACACAAGATTAGAAAAAGAATGGAAACCAAGAGAGGCACAAGGCAATGTTTTTGAAAATCAATTTTTACACAACATAGATTTTAATAAAGGTAATTGGATGATTCTTGCAAGAACTAACAATATGTTAAATCCTATACGACAACACATATCAGATTTAAACATAAGATTTGATAGTAAAAACAATAACTTATTACCTAACGATGTTTTAAAAGCGTACAGAGTTTGGAAGAGATTGAATCAGGGAGCGATAGTTAGTGGGGAGGAAGCAAAATATATTTACGAAGTTTTAAATTATGAAAAGAAACATGTGAAGAGAGGTTTTTCAAAAGGCCAATCTTTAGCAGACACAGAGTTAGTGGACATAGATGATTTAATGATGAATCATGGATTGATGATTACAGGAGATTGGGAACAATTAGACATAGTTGAAGAAACAAAATTGTTTATGAAAAGTTTATTGAAGAGTGGTGATGATCTCATGCAAGATGCTAGAATAAAAATTTCAACTATTCATTCAGTAAAAGGTCAAGAGTGTGATAATGTTGTTTTGTTCCCAGACCTTGGTAAAATTGTTTACAATGCAGCATTAAAGAATCCTGACCCTGAGCATAGATTATATTTTGTTGGAGCAACGAGAGCAAAAGAAAATTTATATTTGATGGAGCCAACCAATAACTACTACTACACAATAGGAGAACCAATACTATGAGTAACAGAGTATTTTTTAAACAAATAGGTGGACAACATTACAAAAAGTTTAAGATACAACCTGCTAGATTTATTAATGAAAATAGGTTATTATTTGCAGAAGGCAATGCAATTAAATATTTGTGTCGCCACCACAATAAAGGAGGAAAGCAAGACTTGTTAAAAGCAATTCATTACATACAAATGATTATTGAAAGGGATTATAGCGATGAGAGGTAGAAAAATGGCAACACTAGACATAGGTTTGTTTACGATGTTGTGCGTGTATTGTTTTCTAACAATGATAAATTAAATGTTTAAAGCTCAAAACGAATGGATCTGCCCTGAAACATTTCCAAATTTAAAAGGCTATAAGTATATTGCAATTGACTTAGAAACAAAAGATTTAAATTTAAAATCTTTAGGATCAGGTTCAATTAAAGGTGATGGTAATATTGTTGGCATATCTGTTGCTGTAGATGGTTGGTCGGCTTACTATCCAATTGCACACGAAGGTGGT